CATATTTCCGCCTGGACCAACAGGATTAAATGAATCACCCGCACCATAAAAGAACCATCTTAGCGATAAATAGTCAAACATTTTATCATTCATTCCATTCGAACCAATCATCTTGGTATTTGGACCAGCGCTCGTTAGTTGCTGAATAGCCGCCGTTCCTAAAGCATAATTGTAATACCACAAATTAGAAATATATCCATCAAACCCCCCGTTCATTGCCACGTACACATTGCCGTAGTTTTGCTTCGGGACTCCCACCAAGTTAACGCTTCGCGCGATTGTTCCATTCACATATACATCAAGCGTCGTATTTTGGCACCTTATGATAACGTTAACCCACTTATTGAGAGGAATATCCGGTATCAATAATTCTTCATTTATCACATGGAAAGTATTCATCATAACGACAAGTGTATTCGTGTTCGGTGCGATATACAATCCGGGGGCGTTATTCGGCTGTATTAGCCCATTCTCTGCTAAATTACTATTTCCCTTACTAAAAATGTGTTTATATGTTCCAGCATTTCCGGATTTATTTAGACTGTCAATAAATAACCACACGGACCACGTGAACTCGATGCCATTTGTCGCATCTACAGATCGATAAATAGTAACCGCATTATTGCTGCTAGGGTCTTGCTCAAACACGATCATTTGTGACGCATCAACCATACCATCTATAAGATGCGGCGACTCGCTCGGCTTCAAAAAATAAGACATGACTGAAATACCAACTCTTAATAAGATAATAAAAGCAAAAATGACTAATAACAAGAATGCGAATTTAGCTATCAAACTATTAGACTCTAAAAATTCGCTGGCCCCAAAAGTTCCACTATTTGTCGAAAATGAATTAAAAGTACTATTGCTGCTCATATATATATTAAATAAATAAGAAAATTAAATAGTTGCGAACAATTAAATAGTTATACTACTTTGTGTATTTCCATTTTCTACTAAAGATACTTGAACTTGATAAGCGCCAAACATATTTGTCCATGAAGAATATCCGCGAGAGTATATATTCCAAGCCTCCTGAGGATTTATAGAGTTGGGAATGTATTGTAATTTAGATGTCCATCCATCAAACCCGCCAGTAGGTGTCACGTAAATATTCGAATTATTGTTAATATTTGCGACACCTGGCAACAAGCAGGTTCTGACAAGTTTTCCGTCAATATAAACATCCAATGTTCTTCCATACACACTCATAGTCAAATTCACCCACTTCTGAATAGGAACATTTGACACGGAGCACGTATGAACAACTGTGGTTCCTCCAGGTGTGGTTGGTTGCTGGTCAACTCCCGGGAAACACCCTAAAGAAATGGAAATATTGTTCTCAGCAGCACCCAAAACAACTGCCGGGCATGGGTCTAATCCACTTACACCTTCGACAGATCCGCCGCCTTGTCCGCTTGTCGCGCCCATTCTTCCAAATATAACCTTAGGCTCACCATAACGATAATTCCAGTTATTCACATAAAACCACACTGAATAAGCAAAATTGCTGGCAGGCACATTGCTTCCGTTTGTTGCTAAAGATGAAGCCGAAATTATGGAGGAGGTTTTGCCGTCCTGTATGCCTTGAAGCAGATATGGATCTGTAAAAGTATATCTTAATAACATCAAAACAAGAACAATAACGACAATTGTAATCACGATACTTAAGGGACTCATTGTATAATATAGACGTAGAAATTTTCTAATTAAATTAATGAATTAATTCGAAAATAAATTTTGGCTTGGTTAGCGAAATACTTAAACAACCGCCTTTATCGACGAGTTCACCTGATCGATATTTTGGGCTAAGATTGTTTTGTTTGAATCGTTAAGAACCGGCGGGGTTTTGTTTTTAACCATATTGTATAAATAATAAATGTTTGACGCATTTAAAGCGCGTTTAAAATAAACAACATTACATATTCCACCATTAATACCATTATCCTCTCCAATTGTTAAATTATCAAGCGTGTAATAGGGGACAACTCCTACACTTGATTTGACGAGGTCTCCGTTTAAAAATATATCCAAAACGCCACCACTGTAGTTAATGATTATGTTATTCCATTTTTGTAGTAACACATTGTCGTTTGTATAAATAATTCTGTTACCATCTTCATCAAAATCAGTCAATTTATTATTGGTTATTTTAGATAGATCCTTCTGATTCATAACTATTTTTAGCGTATTTGTTTCACCTTTATAAAGGACATTGGGCTTATTCCCGAAGTTCAATAAGGACGTGTATTTGCTATAAGATGGGTTGGTGTTCGGAGGCGATGCGTCTAAAAAGACCCAAAATGAGATAGCATACTGGTATTCAAAATTATCGGTTCCATTTAGATCTTGATATGTTCCTAATGAATACACCGAATTTGTATAAACAGGCTTATTTACAAGCTGTGTACCGCCTTGCGTATTTATTATATTGAATACAGATGGCGTATAATAATACGCAACTAATAATACAGACACTGCTATTACCATTAATAACGACCCCGTTGTATTTGCGTCCACGTTACCTGATACGATATTACCAATATTATCAAATATGCCGCTGAAAAAACAGGGAATATAAAATATGCTATTCATTATCATTGAAAAAAACGCGTTTTTGTTTGCGTTGCCGGCTGGTAAACGAACGACGACCGTTTTATAAATCAACCCAAGCACTAATATAACAACCAATAAATTTAATACAAGACTTACTATGCCGGATTTTCCTGCGGAATTTTGGATATTATAAACCACCCATGCAATTATTAGGCCTGATATAACAATCCCGAATAAAACCAACATGGCCCGTTTGAACAGGTTCAATTTACCATTTGCTATTGAATTGTCGCCCGCGCCTGAAAATACACTACCGCCTATTAAAATCGTCCATAAAATAGAAATTAGTAGCACTATAACCATTGAGCCCCCGGCCATTTCCTTATCGTTGAAAAACCCCCCAGGATACTTTGCGATTACAATGGTAATGACTATAATAAATAGCAGAAAACCTATGCTACTATACGATGCTAATTTTGAAAAGTTATCCAGGAAATTACTTGATTTTGATCCCGTTGGTGTAGAAATGACCTTGTCAGGCAGTGTTAAAAGAATAAGTAGGTATAAAAGGGAAAAAACGGCAATTAAAATAGTTAGTAGCAGTGAATATCCAAAATATTTTTGAATATACCCGCCCGGGTCCGAATTGTAATAAACAATAAAAATAGTGATCAAACAGAACAACAATATCATTGTTTTAATCCGCTCGTAATTTACGTTAAACTGTTCAACATAGTTGCTTGAGGCTCCCATATAAAACATGAGCAAGCACCCAATAATAGTAATCGGAGCTATAATGTGGGCATATTTGTTAACGGATTCTCCTGGTGTTATCATGAAAAATAATATTAAACCAATTGTGTAAATAACAAAATATGTCACATTGCTAATTTGTTCAAATAAGTTCTTAACCTCTTTAAGGTTAGGTAATAGTGCTATGCATATCCCTACTACTAGTAGAACAAAGAATAATACTACAAATGTATCAGCCACTGCTTCTTCCGCTGATTTACTTGGTCTACCTTTAAATGGATTTGGAGCTTTGCTCATAAAACAAATTAAAACAACAATCAACGCAATTATAAATGCCAATAGAGTATATAATATTGATGGGCTTTGTAAGGCCGGTAAAACATTTGTATTTGATGATGTGGTAGATTCCATGATATATTATTATATTATTATAAGACAATAATATAAAAATAATAATCTAAACTGGCTGGCCCTCCTTGAAAATTAATCTTCTACTTGTTCGCGTTTTATTGGCGATAAGTCTTCATGATTTACATATTTTCGTCTGCGGTTTTTCTGCCATGACAGTTGCGGCATAACGCAATTAGGTTTTGAACATCATTTCCGCCACCATATTCTAAGCGTACCTTGTGATCAATTTCGAAGGTATGGTCTAGTTGCGATTTACAGTTACCGCATTTCCAGCTTTGATTCGAAGCAACATATTTCTTTTTTGTCTCGCTGACAGAGCGTTTTGTGCCATTTTTACCCGAGCTGGTTATTCTTCTCTCCCCGCAAAACCCAGGGGAACTAATCCCATTAAAAGATTCCATAAACCCCGCTTCGTCTGTCTCGTTTTTAGACGAGAAATCTATTATAGGACTCAACATATCCAATGAAGACTTATCGATGGGCATAAGTTTAACAACATTATTCGCATATAATAACATATTTCTTCCTTGAGACGGGTTGCGTTTAAGCATTAAATATATCCCTACACCAAGTAGAACGTAAAAAATCATGCGGTAGTATTTTTTGAATGACAGTAGCATTTTTGTATATTTTCCATCAGCATATGCGTTATATACAAAAAATGCTGTCAATCCTAATACAAATATTTCTAATCTCATTATATATAATAAAATAATAATAAAATAATAGGCAATATTGTAAATAAATAAATAATCGTAATATTATAAATAAATAATACATAATAAATAAAATCTATACAAATACTATATACGATGATGAATCTATTGTTTTTTGTAGGAATGTTGACATTTTTGTCAT